TACAATAGGGTCATCGTGTCGGGGGTTTTCTTCGACGCTTCAATCGGTCCAGAGGTACTGGCTTCACCAGCTCCCGAGGGCTACTTTCAAACTCAGGTCCGTGTGACCTTTGAATCCATCGAGGAACTCTGACCATGGCCGTCCTTCGCGGAGAACAAGGCGCAGTCCAATTTGACGCCGCTGGCTCAACCAACGCCACAATCGTTGGCACTCGCAGCTGGAGCCTTTCAACCACCAAAGAAACTCTGGATGTTTCCAACCACGGAGACACCTTCCGCAGTTTCGTTGGCAGCATGATCAGCGGATCTGGCACCGTCGAGTTGGTCTATGACCCTGACGCCACCGGCCAAGCTGGTTTTCTTGAAGACGTTTTGACGACTGCAGATCCTGCAGACGCCACGTTTGAATTGTTCACGACTGGCACCACTTCCGGCACTGACTCTGTGAGCTTTGCTGGAATCATCACCGACATGGAGATCACTTCCACTGTTGGTGAGATTGACATCGTGACCTGCAATTTCATCACCAGCGGTACCATCACCGGCAACCTTGAGTGATGAGGCTATAGTTTAAGCGGCAAAAACTGTTGCTTAAATGCCTGCATCTAATCGAACCGTTGACTTGCTGGTTGGGGCTTTTGACCTCAACCAGCGTCGGAAGTTTGAATTGAAGAACGCGGCCGGTGAAAAGGTTGTTGACTTGTTCTTCAAGCCGATCACCCGGGCAGACCGCAAAAAAGCTCAGAGCCTTGCTGGGACTGAAGAAGCATTGGACATCAGCACACAGATGCTGTGTCAGATGGCTGAGCTTGAGAATGGCGACAAAGCCTTTGCAGCTGCTGACGCTTCCAAACTGCAGCGTCAGTTGCCTGAGAGCGTGCTGAACGAGATTGAGCTGTTCTTGTTTGGCATCGGTGAAGACACCGACATGGAAGAGGCAAAAAACGACTGAAGCAGGACAAGTGGACTCTGTTTGAGTTTCACCTGGCCTGCGAGTTGGGAATGACTGTAAGCAGGCTTCGCACGGAGTTGACCGATGCGGAGCTTGTGCATTTTGCTGCGTATTACGAGATCAAGCGTGAGGAAGAGGAGAAAGCAATGGATCGCGCCAAGCACAGACGGCGGTAGTATTGAGCTATTGGCTGGCCGAGTGTGGCAACTGCTTCTTCTACAGTCGAGTTAATCGTCGAAGCCGCTAGGGCCATCAACCCTCTGCGGAAAGTAGAAAGGCAGACAAAGAGGGTTGAAAATCAATTTGAAAAGGCGCGTAGAAGTACAAAACGGGTTGAGGCTGCCCTAGTCCTCATGGGCCGCACAGGCATGAATTCGATTCGTGACCTCGAGGCAAACACTGCTCGCTTAGGCAAAGCTATGGGTGGCTTGCGGGGCAATCTTGCAAAAGCCACTATTGGTTTCGCAGCGTTCAAAAGTGTTCAAGAAGGCATACGAAGAATTGATTCCGAACGTCGTTTGCGCTTATTGACACGAAGATTTGGCGAAACTGCTGAGGCTCAAGAAATTGCAAGAAAAGCGGCTGAAAAATTCAACCTTAGCCAGACCGAGGCAAACGTCCAGCTTTCACGCTTGATTGCACGCTTGCGTCCGATGGGGCTGTCAATGCAGACGATTGGAACTGCATTTGCTGGCTTCAACACTGCCACGATTCTTGCCGGAGCAACTGCATCTGAATCAGCCGGTGCATTCTTGCAATTGAGTCAGGCTCTTGGTAGTGGCGTACTCAGAGGTCAAGAACTCAATTCAATTCTTGAGCAAGCCCCATTAATTGCTCAGGCGATCGCAACTGAAATGGACACCACTGTCGGTGCTCTTAAAAAGTTTGGCGAAGAAGGGCAAATCACAAGCGAAATTGTCATTGCTGCACTTGGTCGCGTAGAGCGTGAAGGAGCTGGTCAGCTTGCGGAAGCATTAGAAGGTCCATCGGCAAAAATCAAAGCATTCCAAAACGCAGTCCAAGACGCACAAGTCGCAATATCTGAAAGCTCTGTGCCTGCTATTGCTGATTCAATGCAAGAGCTTGGCACTGTTATAAGGCAACTTGAGCCCGCTATCAAATTTATTGGTGAATTACTTGCAGGAGTTGCAAAAACAGTTGGCAACATCGTTGAAAACATTTCAACAGGTGGCGCACTTGCGGCAGCACAAAAAGCCGCCAACGAAGCGGCAACATTGCAAACAAGAGAAAAGTTTGGTTTCAATATATTTTCCCAAGAAGCACAAGCGTTTAGAGCAGAAGTTCTTGAGCGTGAATTGGCTAGGCGAGTTGCCATTGTGCGTGGTGCAGTTCCTGGTCAGCTGCCCCCAAGTGCTGCAACATTGCCTGCTGATAAGCCTGACGCTGGAGGAAGGTTCAAGCCTGATTCCAGCAAAAAAACAGCAGCGCAGCTCCGCAAAGAAGAAGCAATCGCGTTGCGTGAGTTTTTAGAACTTAATAAGTTAATGACTCTTGAGATGGATCGTCAAGACGAGCTAGACGAGATGGCAGGTAAGCATCTCGCCTTCCAGTTAAATGAAGCTGATAAAATTTCCTTAAATCAAGACCAGCGTCTTGGAAAACTTAAAGCTCAAATAGCCGGGACAGAAGAAGAATTCGCCTTGAATCAGGCTATTGAAGAAATTAAGCGCAAAGGTTTGCTGCCTGCGGATGAAGAGCGTCTGATCAATGCGGAAAGGCACATTCATGCCATGAACAAACAAGCACAGTTGGCAGCTGAACAAAAACGTCTTTTTGAGCAAATCGGGCAAACGATTGAAACTGCAATCGTCGATTCCCTGTTAGAGGCCAAGAGCGCCACTGAAGCCTTGAGTGGCGTTTTGAAGCAAGCCGCTCGTCAGTTTTTGAGTGCTGGCTTTGGAAGCTTTGGCTTTGGTGGCAACAAAGGCAGCGGCCTCTTCGGCGCAATCGGTGACATATTTAGAGCCAATGGAGGGCCTGTCACAGGTGGCAGGTCTTACATTGTTGGAGAAAGGGGGCCAGAGGTTTTCACGCCTGGCGTTTCTGGGGGCATCACTCCAAACAGCGCGTTAGGTGGGGCTAGTGTGACGGTAAATGTGGATGCTTCTGGTTCGTCTGTCGAAGGCAACGCTGATCAGGCTTCGCAACTTGGCAAGGCAATCGGCATTGCTGTGCAACAAGAGCTGGTGAAGCAAAAACGTCCTGGCGGTCTCCTCGCAAGCTGATGGCCACTTTCCCTTCAATCACGCCAACGTATGGGCTGCAAAAGAGCAGCTCACCAAGCATCCGCAGGGTGCAATTTGCTGATGGCTACGAAGCTCGTTTAACTTTTGGGCTTAATCAAAATCCCAAGACTTACAACCTGACGTTTGAGGTGTCAGAGGCAGACGCCGACACTATCGAAACATTTTTGGATGCGCGCGCAGACGACAACGCTCCATTCGATTTCACACCGCCAGGCGAAAGCGAAAGCTCAAAATTTGTCTGTGAGACATGGAGCAAGTCGATTCCGTATGTAAACCGCGCCACAATCCAGACAACGTTCCGCGAAGTGTTTGAACCGTAATGGCAGTTGCACCCTGGACCGCTACCACCGCGTTTTCTGTTGGTGACGTTCGTCGTTCCACGAGTTCGTATGGAACGGGCTTATGGTTTCGCTGCACCACTGCTGGAACGTCAGGCAGCTCAGAGCCAGCATGGCCCACTGATATAGCCAGTACCGTCACTGACGGAACATGCGTCTGGACTGCGATTAGCAGTGTCTACGACGAGCTGTTGAAACTTGCGCCCAGTGCGGTCATCGAGTTGTTTGAGCTGCGTCTAGACAGCACTTTGCATGGCAGTTCAGATGTTTACCGCTGGCACGCGGGCATGAGTCGCAATGATCGCAACCAAGATGTCAACGTAGTTTTTGGCGGCAACGAGTACACGCGGTTGCCAGTGCAAGCGGAAGGTTTTGAGCACACCAGCACTGGCACCTTGCCCCGTCCGACGTTAACGGTCAGCAATCTCGACAGCACCATGTCGGTGTTACTGGCGTTGGTTAATGCCACAACAGCGGGCAATGACCTTGGTGGAGCGGAGGTTAGGCGTATCCGCACGCTCAAAAAATACCTTGATGATGTCAATTTCCGCTTTGAAAATGTTGCCATTGCACAAGGTGGCGACACGTTGACCACTCAAGGCGGAGATACTTTCAATCTAGAAACGGTCCGCAACCCCAGTGGTGTGCCTGACCCTAACGCTCAGTTTCCGCAGGAGCGTTGGTTCATTGACCGTAAGGCGAGCGAGTCACGCGACACAGTGACGTTTGAGCTGGCCAGCAAGTTTGACTTAGCCGGTCAAAAACTGCCCAGGCGTCAAATTATCGCCAACGTCTGTCAGTGGATCTACAAGTCATCGGAATGTGGCTACAACCCTTCAACAGGGCCAGGCAAGGATATTGATGGAGTTAACTTCAGGCGTTTTGACGTAAATAACGAGGGTGTGACGACCGACGCTGAAGATGTATGTGGCAAGAGGATTGCCAGCTGCAAGTGCCGTTTTGGTGATAACGCTGAACTCCCGTTTGGCTCATTCCCTGGAGCGGGTCTGACCAAGTGATGCGGCTGTCAGCAGCCATGAAGGCTGAGATTTTGGATCACGCTAAGGCTGAGGCCCCGCGCGAATGTTGCGGCTTGGTTGCTGTGGTCAAAGGGCGGCGGAAATACTTCCCGTGCCAGAACATCGCTGAAACGCCTGACGAGCACTTTGTCCTTAGCGGCTGGGATGCTGTGGAAGATCAAGGCGAAGTGGTCGCGATCATTCACAGCCATCCGATCACTAACCCGCAGCCGTCCACAGCTGACCGGGTGGCCTGTGAGAAATCAGAGCTGCCGTGGTTCATCGTCAACCCAAACACTGAGGCATGGGGCTACTGCGAGCCAGCAGGTTTTGAGCTGCCGTATGTAGGGCGGGAGTTTTCATTTGGAGTGGTGGACTGCTACACGCTTGTGCGCGATTGGTACGCAAGGGAATACGGTATCCAGTTGCGGGACTATCACCGTCAGGACAAGTTTTGGGAGCGTGGGGAGAGCTTGTATATGGACAATTTTGCTGCAGAGGGCTTCCGCAAGATCCCGGTGGAGGAAGTGCAGCCTGGTGATCTGATCTTGATGAATTTGGTCTCGCCATTGCCAAACCACGCAGCGATCTACATGGGTGATCAGCAGGTGCTGCATCATGTGCAGGGCAGGTTGTCTAGCCGTGACCTTTATGGCGGTTACTATGGCAAGAGCACTGCCTGCGCCTTGAGGCATGAAAACCGTTAAGGTCTATGGCGCTTTGCGTAAACGGCTTGGTCAATGCCGTTTTGAGTTTGATGTAGCGACACCAGCGCAAGCGATCAAGGCGTTGTGTGTCAATTTTCCGGGGCTGGAAAAGTGGCTGGTTGATAGCGAAAAGGACGGCATTGGCTACCGCGTAGCAGTTAGCAAAGAAAAAGCAACGACTGAAAACATCGCCCCTTTGCTTTTACCTTTTAGCGACAAAGAGGTTTTTAGCATTACGCCTGTGGTCGCTGGTGCGGGCAGAGGTTTTGGTCAGTTTTTGCTTGGAGCAACGTTGCTTACTGCAGCAATCTTGGTTCCTGGTGCTCAGTTTGCGGCAGGTAAATTTGCAGCTGTAGCGGCTGAAGGAGCAGCAAAGGCAACTTTTGCTGCACAGCTCGCCGCTGCTGGCGGCAACCTTGGCATTGGTTTAGTGCTTTCAGGCATTGCACAGGTGATTTCGCCGCAGCCATCCAACACTGCTCTTGATGAAGCGGTCCAGCTGGAGTCATTTACTTTTTCCAACGTCGTCAATACCAGTCGTCAAGGGATGCCCGTGCCAATAGCCTATGGGCGTGTGTTCGTTGGTTCGGCAGTGCTGTCCAGCGGCCTTGACGTTGACCAGAAACAGGTATGACACAGACCAAATACATTCAAGGTGCTGGTGGCGGTAAAGGCGGCGGCAACAACAGTGGCGGCACGGAAGCTGACGACACTCTGCAGTCGATTCAGTTTGCCAATGTTTTGGACGTGGTTAGTGAAGGTGAGATTCAGGGTTTAGACGACGGCAACAAAAGCATCTTCTTGGATAATACGCCGGTTCAAAATCCGGATGGCACGAACAATTTTTCTGGTTACACGGTTATTACACGCAACGGCACGCAAGCGCAGACCCATATTCCTGGAGAGTTTGGATCTACGCAGGTTGAAAGGTCGGTTGGTGTCGAAGTAACCAACAGCACTTCTGTCACCCGAAACGTTTTGGGCACGGATGTTGATCGTCTTCGTGTAACGCTAACGATTCCTGCTCTCCAAAAAATTGAAGACGATGGTGATATTGTTGGCCACTCTGTTCAAATTAAAATTCAAATTCAATACGATGGCGGCGGTTTTAACGACGTAGTTACAGACACCATTAGCGGCAAAAGCAGCAACCGCTATCAGCGTGATTACATGA